ATTTACTGCTTCTTGATAAGTTGTTACTCCTGTAGCTTTTTTCCCTTCATCGCTTCTAGAAACCCAAGCCGGTATGTCTAAAATCATACCGTAGTCCATATAAGCATCCATCCATCGTAACACATCTTCACGTTTTTTACTTGCCTTAGGACAGCCTGGGTCTTTCCAGTTACCTTCCCAAACACCTTTTCCAATTTGGAAACCTCCACTATCTCCTAGTAGCCAAGTACTATCTCTGTCACGTTTTCGAATCATGTCTTCTTTAGGATTCTCTTTAGAGATATCTAAATCTGCGTGACCTGCTGAATAAAGGGACCATTTATATTGGAATTTACCTTGAGTAGAATTTAAATAATTTAAGCTTTCTACACCATTAGGCAGATTACTAGGAATTCTACTTTTAGCGACATATTCTTCTACCTGTTGTTTGCCAATAAACGTAGCGTAAAATCCACTTAGTGCAGGTAAAAAATGTGCATAATCGTTTTGGGTTTTAGTAAGATTTGTGTTCATCATTTAGTTAAGCAAGGAAAAATATATTCGTAATTAGCTAAACCACTATCCATTGCAATTCGGATAGCACCAAGATCAGAAATACTCATTGATGTGTTTCCTGATAAACTAAGAATGCTTTGCATTTCGTTTATTGGGTAGTATGCTTTTGTCTTTAACGATGTTTCTACATTGTGTTTAAAAACAAATTGTCCAGAGTGAGAAGATTCGTCTCCAAATGAAAAAATAAGATTTCCATTTTCAGTGTATACTAAAAATTTATTTTCTTCTGAATGAACTGCACTCATCAATTTCATTCTAGTAATACTTGAAACAGGAGGCTCAAAATTAATATCCCAAGTTGCACCTTTAAATTTAGGATTTCCTATTTTACTTTCGACAATTTCATCAGAAGTAAATCTGTATTCGTTTTGAAAATCTCCTAATAAATTTTCAAAACGTAATGCAGCAGGATATGTGTCTTCTTTTTTTGTTTTAAGAATAATTTCTAATTTTGGATCTTCTTTGTATTCAGGATTTTTCAAAAGTAAATTTAATACAGATAAATTACCCATTCCAAAGGCTCCTTTAAAATCAGGAACTCTATCGTGTGCTGTACCAAGTAACACTACATTTCGGTCATCAGTAACGCTAGTAATATTAGTAGTTTGATCGTCTGTAACTACTCTAACTAAATCTAAAAAGCCAAGTGAATGAGTATGCGATACAATATCTTGTAAAATGTCTTTCATTTAAATTCCTTATGTTAGGGGGGTTATATTAATGTTATTTAAATTATTAAGCAGCATCATCATAAGTTTTTGGTAATGTATTAATAATTATTTCTATTTTGTTATCATCTTCTTTTAATTTAATAGATATATTTTGATTTTCTTCTAAAGTAGCAGTATGTTCAATACCATCCTGTTTAATGCTAATTATTTTTGCATCGGTCATTTTCTTTAATTCTGTGCCACCAAACAGTAAATTATGTATATCCATGTATCCGCATTCCATACCTACTCCGTACATGCTCATATCAAATCCAAAAATTTGATATAACACATATCTATAACTTCCATTTTTTACAATGTCGCCTTTATGAATGCGTTTGCATACAGCATAAAAAGCTTTTTCTCTTTCTTCTTCAGACAGCTTGTCCCACCATTCGTTATTGTCAGCATCGTATTGTTCAGTAGCTTCTTTGTAGGCTTTTTGTGCTGCTATAAATTCTGGAGAGTTAATACTATCTAATAGTCTTTTCTTTTTACGTTCTACTGCATGTCCATTATAAGATTCTTCCCAGTTAGAGGCTATTTCTTTTAATTTTTCTGGAGTTTCTTCTTTTGTCATGCTTTTACCATTCAAATAGATTATTAAAATTATTTTCTTGTTTTGTTGTATCTAGGTTAAAATTTAAAACACCTATTAAATTATCAATTTTGTTATCAATGATGGTTTCTTCCATAGCTTCGTTGTCAAATGGAAGACTTTTAAACCAATCTGGTAGACGAAGTTCGTCTGTAGGATATGCTACACTTGTAAATCCCATTGGATTATTTTTTAGTTTACACACAATAACTTTCATGCCGTCGACAATTTCTAAACTATATTTGTCAGCATTAATTTTTTTTAATGTATTCCAATTTAGACTTGCTCTGACATGTCCCGGAAGATTTGCTTTGCCTTGTTTTTCTTCTAATCTTTGGAAATGTCCAATTTTATTAGCACGTTTAGGAGATCCTTTTTCCCAACCTGGACGGCTTTTAAATTCTGTACGAAATTCTGTAATTCTATCTAAAATTTTGTCTTCTGGAACTTCTTGTAAAACCATCATTAGAATTTCCATTAAAAATTCTTGCATAAAAACTGGAGTATCTGATCTACGAAGATCTAGGCCCATTGCTTTTACTTTGCCTGGTTTACCATCAACATCTTTTCGATCTCCTTCTAAATCATAAACTAGAGCTGCATAACGCTTTTTAGTTATATAAAGTCCAGATTCGGCAATAATTTCTCTACCAGCTGCAATTACATCAGATCTACTTGCAGGGCAATGGAATGCTTCTAACATAAAATTTTTAAAAGTAGTATTTGCCTCTTCTGCTACTTGATCATACAGTTTAATCACTGCTTCTTTTGACCAAGGAATCGTTCCATTGTCTATTTCTGACTTTAACACAGGATATGCACTAAAGTAAACAGAATCTGTATCACCGTATATAACAGCTTTACCCACATGATTATATTCGCCTGTTATAACTTTATTAACTTCTGCACTCATGTGTTTTACAATCTGTCTGCCAGTTAGTGTAGTTGATTGCCCAATACGTTTATCAAAAAATCTACAACCTGGATTTAGGATTGCACCGTACAATGAATTTAGATTAATTTTCTTTACAAGTTGTCGTTTGTCCCAAAACGAAATTTCTAATTGATTACCTGCTTCAATTGCTTTCTTTTTCATAGCTTGCAGTTCTTTACGTTCTGCATACCAACGTTTTAATATTCCTGGAATAACTCCTTCGAATTCAGTTGTAAATATTGTACCATTAGCACTTATCATCCAAGGCATACCGTTATCAAATACCAGCTTATAAACTTCTGCACCGCTTAATGTTTCTGAACGACCATCTTCAAAGTCTAAAGTTAGTACAACATCTTTACGTTTATCTAATACTGCTTGGTATTCTTCTGTACCAAAGCGACCTTCCCAAGCACCTGCAAATGACTTTTTTTCTAAACTAATCGCTTCATTAATAACAGCATCGGTCATCTCAGGACGTAATTGTCCTACAATTGTTTCCGGTGCCATATTCAATGCACGAATAACACTTGGATATAGACTGTTTAAGTCCATACTTCCAATCCATTTATGCACACCTTTTTTTGGAAATGCAACATAAGCGCCTGCAGCCGCAGTATTTTCGTCATCTCTTTTAGGACGATTAGGAACACGCATCCCCCTATCATGAGCTTCGTTAATAATAGCTTGCTCTGTAACTGCTACAGCACCCATTGTGGTTTGTAGCAATACAGTATTTGCATGGGCAAGTTCGTTGCTTAGATCAATAAATTTTAGTTTACGATCTAGTTTATCTAGTAGTGCAACGTCTTGTCTATTGTATTCAATGAATGTTTTAAAATCATTATTGTATAATTGGTCGAGGGTACCTTCATATACAGTTTTACGCTCGCCTACTTCCATTTCGCCAATTGCATCTAGTCTATAGCTATGACGTTCTTCGTAGGTATACTTCCTATAAAGTTCTAAACTATCTAAGTGTACACGACCGACAAGATCAAATGTTTCGGCTTTCCTACCAAACTTTTCGTATTCTCTTTTCTTAGGCAATTGCTTCCACAAGCAAAAACGTCTTGTATCATCCTTACTTAGTATCCTACTTACACGATTTACAGTGTAGGGAATATCATATCCTTCCGAGTTCCAACCGCTTAGTACATCAGCATCCTCTATAAGATCGAGGAATGTTTCAAGCATCTGTCCTTCGTCGGTAAACAATAAAACTTCTTCGCCCCATTGTTCTACTTCGTGTTTTGCTTGTTCTAATGAAATCGTTTTAGGCGGAAGTGCTAATGTTATTAACACATCTAACCACTGTAAATTTACAGTAATTGCTGTAATTGGCATAAAAGGATCAGCTGGATCAGCAAATCCTCGATCAGGATCAAAGTCTGTTTCAATGTCGAAAAATGCTATGTTTAGCTTTGGCGCATCTTGATTTAAATAGTTTTCACTCAGGCATTGGAAAATAGGATTAACATCACTTTCAAATAAAGTTTTATCTCTATTTATTGCTATTTCTTTGCGAAAGTCTTTTGTATTTTTACAGATAATTTTAGAGAGAGGATCGCCGTAAATACTTAGATGTTTTCCTTTAGGATCTTTATAATAAAAAGTATATTTAACAGGGTGTTCTATAAAGCGTCTTTTACCTTCTTGCCTTTCAACAACACGTATAATGTCTTCATTTCTATCAAAAATTGCGTCTACGTAACTCATTGTGTCTTTCTCGTTATTTTGTGGCTAACGTACCATCTACATGCGTTATGCGTAAAAATTTATTTATCAATACCAACCCATTGCACGACCAAATCCAAAAACATGTAAACATGCAAAGTAAATTGTCATAACTAGTGGCCATCCTACTCCTCGTCTAACAAATGCAATAATACTAAATATTGCTCCTGTAAAACTAACAGGATAAATCAAATGCATAGGAGGATGCTGTGCTGTAACAGATATCCAGGTCATACTTGTAAAAACACAGATACTAGCTATTGTTTCAAAATAGAATGCAACACGATCGCTAGTGTAACTCCTAATCCAAAAATCTTTTATTTTTTGCCACATTAATGATCCTTACCAACTGTAGCGATTAGTGTTTCTAAATCTTCAAATTCATCTGCAACACGATGCCAGTCTGCTTTGTGAGCAATTTTGATTGCCTTGTTGATTAAACTTGGCTTAACATTTAGTTCTTCTGCAACAGCCTTTACAGTGTCTTTTAAACCCTCGTTTAAATCTTGTATTTCCTGTAAGACTGTGCATCCTTCATTAACTAATCTTTCTAACTTTGCTTTTTCGTCAATACCATAGACTCTATCGCTCATATTTCTCCTTTAAATACTTAATTATAATGGTTAAAATCTAATTTGTCAAGTTTATTCTGACTTCCAGTAATACTCATCTGTGTCACCAAGTCGGTATGAATAACCATTTTCAACTTGATAGAATTGTGTACTTACTTTGAAATCAGGATTTTTTGGTTGCTTAGGGGTTAAACTGTTGTCGTATACTCGCATCCTATTGTTCGGATAGGCTGCATACTGTCTGTTATCTAGTTCTAGTATATTAAAACTTTTGTGTTCTTCGGGTATTTCACTTGTCGAATAATCTATTTCATCTGCACTTTCGTGATAATTATCTAAAGTGAATAGATACGTTCCGTGCATTACTTGATGACTACGGGTAAGTATTTCAAAATCCATACTTCCTATAAATTGTTTATATATAGCAGTTACACCATAATCCATTGCATTCCAAAACTGTAAGTCTTGTAATGGTAAATCTGGTTCCGGTTTTTTAGGTTCGCTTACAAAGGCACTGATAGGAAGTTTGTCATATAGTGCTGCATATTCGGGGAGGTAAGTTTCAAAGTAGAAAGCTCTACCGGGCATACTTTTTACGGTCACCCAGTGACCTTCTACAAATTCTCCATGTCCGCTTTTATGATCCATTAGATATTCTTTGCGGACATAGACTTTAGTGTTGGGTAGGTTTGCTAATAAGGCACTCATTTAGGAACACAATTAGGAACTTCCTTACCATTCTGCTTTTTCGTTCCTACCATTTTGTAGTTTTTCCAGCAAGGATCTGCGTCTGTTTCGCTTACTTCTTTATTGTCTACTTTTTTTTTAGATTTTTCTGCTAGCTTTTGTGTTAATCCCCGTTTGTAAGGATCTATATTTTCTAAAGATATAGCAATTTCTGGCGAATTTTTTTGTTCAAAATTCATTTTGTAATCTAGATTGTGATACACACTTCCTAAACCTTCTGCAGCTTTTGTAATCTTAGCTTGTACCCAACCTTCTAAACCTTCTTGCTCGCTAACACCCTTGAGCATTTCGTGTAGCTTTATTGCATACTTTGCAATTTTATACAGATCTGATCTAGCCATTTGTACTTCATGATCTAGCTCTGCTGCATGGGCTAAGTCGCCTAAACCTTCTTTAAATTCTTCTTTTCTCATGAGTTCTCCGATATATTACCAGTATTTATCTCTTAATTGGTTTTCCGCCCATTAAGTTAAGATCTAGATCGACTGCGTTTTTAGCTGTTCCGTCAGGATTTGTTGCTTGTGGTGCTTTTGGAATACCTTTTTTATCTTTTTTAATTTTTCTATATGCTCCAGGGAGACTGGTTACTGAAGCAATATTACCTGCGGCTGTACTACCTCCAGTTGCAGTTTCACTCATTTCGGTTGTAGCAAAAAGTGTTTGATTAAGTTTCTGAGCTGCTTGCTGCACACTTTGTCTAAATTTTCTATCATTGTCTAGACTATAAGTTTGTCTAGTTGCAACATTTTGCCAATACATTTGGCCATTCTTTGTTATAGGACCTGCCTTTTTCATTAGATATTTCTGTATACCAAAAACCCGTTCTTTTGGATCTACATTTTTAAAATTTGCATAGATATCTTCAATGGCAGATTCTGTTAAAGAATTATCCATTTTGCGTGTTTTTAATATTTCATATACTTTCATTTTTTTCTTCCTCTAAATTGTACAGGGCCGGTCATGTAAGGCCTGCTAAACCAAAGTTTAAACCAATCTTTATCTCCAGGTTTCAGCCCCATATGTTTTTCTTTTGTTTTAATCTTGCTAGCAGTTTCACTTGGATTTTCGTTTACTGCATATTCTTGATATCCAGAAAATTCTGTTATTCCTGCAAGCTTTTTTAAATCATGCAAATCCATTTAACGTTTTCTTCTAGCTCTAGTTCCGCCCCAAGAGGGTTGTGTATTATTATGTATTTCTGGTGCGCTATCTTGTCGTCTATTATCTTGTCGTCTATTATCTTGGTGTCTATTATTTGCTGTGCTTATATTAAGTAAGTCAATAGTAGGTTGCCTACCTCTGCTACTACCACCGCTTGCTCTAGGTGGTTCAATTGTTGGTAAATCAAACCCTACATTTGCACCATAATCACAGACTTGTCTGCCATTTACTTTTCTACAAATCTGACTAGTACTTCTGCGTAAACCACCTTTCTTATAAGTTGGTAACCGGTCATTGACTGCTCTACGTAGTTGACTACCGGCATAAGCACCACCAATTAATCCTAAAGCTGTTAAAATATTACCTTCGAATAAATTATCTATCTCATGAAGTTTCATTTTAGCCTTACCTTATTTGTTATGTTTAAAAAACTGGACCTGGCGTTCTCTTTTTTCTGCGCCTGCTTTACTAGGATAAGTTCCTAAATTTTTACCAGAATGGGAATAAAGTCTATACCCATCTTTCACTTTGCCGATCCGTTCATGTACTTCGGGATGTTGATGTGTACCGCCAATTTCTTGATACTTTGCTCCCATCTTATCTAACATACGCTTCATGTGAGACATTTCTTCAGGAGTAGAAAATGTCATTACAGTATCAGAATCTTCATTACCGTATTCTTTTGGATCTTGCTGTGCAAGTGTAGGATAATGCTGTCCTAGTTTGTACCAATCTAAATCACCTGGTGTGTCTATTACTAGTGTTAATTTAGGTTGGGATAAAAGTGTATTATGTCCTACCATTTGAGCTTCGTTTACACTTAACAC